GCTATAAATGCAAAAAGATCAAAGCTACTGCGTATGTGGAATAATTCTATATTAAACGGTGATGTCATGATGCGAGCCGAAACAGAATTAGCTATGATGGATTTTAATATAAGGCATCCATTCAATGCCATAGATATGAAAACGTTAATTAGATCACGTAATAAATTTGTAGAAACATCTCAGAAGATGCAGTTCGGTGTATTACTAACAGAAAAGAACAGAGAAGCAATTAACTCAATGCTTTCTACTTTTGAGATACTAGAAGATTCTGGATTGTTCCCACCTTTAAATATAGCATAAAAAACCCCCCCTTGATTAGAGGGGGAGTTTAGAGAGGGAGAACGACAGTGCGAGGATACTGCCACGCACAGCATAACACATCAATATATAGTTTGACTACTTTCTTTTGTAAAAAATGTGGTTTCCCACCTGTTTTACCATCTCTACGTCTGTTAACCAGTATGGTTTTACGCTTTTATTGTGGTAATGTGTGACATTTTTGCCGACTGCGTGTACGTTTCCTTTGTTAAGTAGTACCATTCTTGCTAGTCTTTTAGCCCTGTCAAACTCTTTTTTCTCATGAGGTGTGTCAGAAATATTGTCACAAGTCCAACTAAAAGCACAAGATTTCTTACCTTTTTGATATACTACAGCACACACATCATTTGGATAATACTTGGATTCTACTCTATTTATAGTTACTTCTGCCACGGCAACTCTACCAGCTATAGGCTCGCTACGGGCCTCATGGTAGATATTCATAGCTAAACATATCAATGCACTCTCGATAACCATCTTCTATTTCTCACTTTATGTTTTAGTCTAGAGATAGGCATTCTTCTATCACCTAGCCAATAATTTACGTATCTAAATATATTACCTTGCCACATTACAATAATCTCCATATACGGATTCCAAGTTTGTTATCCTCTATACGAATATGTATTTTGAACTCCCAGTTCTTCTTTTCAGCTATCTTTTTTGCCTGTTGTGTGGCCTTTTGTGTGTTAACACACGGTATAAATACCGATGCGTTCACGACCATCTTATCCCAATTTACTTCTACTCTAACACAATCTGGGTCTAAATCAAAGTTCTTCAGTATCTCTTGTCTCATTTTGTATATTACAATCTATTATTACAACATGGGTAGGGGGCAAGTCCATGTGTGTACCCTTGCTTAATCTCATCTTACCTTTTCTACCGTTTAACTTTTCTTTTAGGTCTTGAATAAAAGAAGTGTAGTTTATTTGTTGTGCTATACACCATTTCTTTAGAGGTTTTGGTAATAAATATGCACGTTTTAAATCTGTTTCATATCTAGCAACCAGCTCATTTTTTGGTAAGGCTTCTGGTACAACAAGCGTAGATGTACTATCAGAACCCCTACGATCATCTGTGCTTTTTATCCATAGCACCTTGCTCCAGTGTTCGTGTATGTAGTCATTTATAACCTCTTCTACAGAAGTAGACATATCACTAGACATATGTAAATTACGTTTTAACTGTGTTATAGTCCATTTAAATAGATTTTTTATATTATAATCTACAAGACCAGCTTTCTTGGCTAGTATAATCCCAGTTAGTGAGCAAGCAGTCAGTGCAGACCAAAACCTATTTTTTGCCGTAA